CTGCCTACCACCGGCGAGATCACCAACGCTGCCACCGCTGGCAACCACGTCCTGGCCGGCTGCACGTTCCTGACGGCTGCCGCCGCCGGTGAGCTGGTGCTGGTACAGATCAAAGCCATCGCGCCTACCACCATCGCCGCTTAAGGATCAGATCGAATGAAGACTTTCGACGCTTCCCCCCAGGCGCAACTGGGCTTCCTGATTGGTCAGCTGACCTACGTTGAACAGGAAGTCCTGCGCCAGCCATACCCGGAAATCAAATACCCATCGATCCTGTCGGTGGACACCTCAGCCCCTGACTACGTCGAATCGATCGCGTTCAAGGTGCTCGACTACAAGGGCGAGCCGGCTCCAATCGGTGATACCTCGCACGACTTCCCACTGGCCGAGATCGCGGCCAAGGTCGGCGGTGTGGACGTGGTCCAGGCTGGCCTGGGGTACGCCTACAGCCAGATCGAAGTCGGCAAGGCCCAGGAAATGGCGAACACCGTCGGCTTCGGCGGCGCCATCAACTACCTGGCCGAGAAGCCAATCGCGACCCGCACCCTGACCGAGCAATGGCTGGATCGCGTTGCGATGACCGGCGATGCGCGCTGGCCTTCCCTGGCCACTGGTGGCTTGCTGAAGTACCCAGGCGTACCTGTCGTGGCTACCGGCACCCTGCTGGGCGGCGCGAACAAGACCATCGCGGCAATCCTGGCCGCCGGTGGTGAAACGGCTGCAAACGAGATCCTGACCCTGCTGAACAACGCGATCCTGCGTGTGTACAGCACTCAGACCAACTCGATCTTCCGCCCAACGCACATCCTGCTGCCGCTGACCGAGTACGGCCTGTTGGTCACCTTCCGTATCCCTAACACCGCGGAAACCCTGATCAGCTACCTGGAACGCGTGTTGAAGATCACCATCGAGCCAATCCTGCAGGCGGCCACCGCCGGCGTGGGCGGCGTCAATCGCATGATGGTCTACACCAAGAACGCCCAGTTCGCCAAGTTCCACCTGCCGATGCCGTTCACCCTGAACGCGCCGATCCCATCGCATGGCGGCTTGAAGTTCGAAGCCGCTGGTGTTGTGCGAACTGCCGGTACCGAGCTGCGCGTCCCGATGTCACACCTGTACGTTGACGGCGTTTAAGGAGGTCACATGGCAGGCAAGAAAAAGCAAACCAGCGAGACCTCTTCGTCGGAAGAGACGGTCTGGACCAACATCAGCAAGAACCCGGTGATTCTGGGTGATGGCAGCACTGTGGGGGCTGGTGAGCAAACCACCCCAGAGCAGGCTGATTTCGCCGAGGGTTCGCTGTGGGAAGAGCACGGCATCTTGGTATCTGGTGCTCCGGTGCTCATGGATGATGGATCTGATCAGATTGTAGCCCTGACCGCAGAAGTCGAAACGCTCCGGGCTCAACTGGCTACCGCGGGCGGCGAGAAAGATGCGCTGCTGGCCGACATCGAAGAGCTGAAGAAACAGATCCCTCCGAAATAGTGATCGACCCAAATAACCCCGCCCAGTGCGGGGTTGTTTCATTCTGGAGTCTGACCCCGTGGCCGAACTTACCATCGAAGTCACGCCGGAGATCATTGCGGACTTCCGAGCGTTCTACCCTGAATTTACTGATGTCACTGCCTGGACTGATGCATCCATCACCCGGGCGCTGTACATCGCGCGCGGCGAGTTTGGCGGCTGCGCGCACTGGGGCGACTACAAGCCCTATTCATTCTTCCAGCGAGCGTGGTTCGCCCTGGCGGCGCATTACCTGACCTGGAACAAGGCCACATCCGATGCCACTGGTGCCGATGGCAGCGCCTCGACGCCCTACGCGCAGTCCAGCAAGTCGGTGCGTGATGAGTCGGTGTCCTACGCCATCCCGGCGGCTAACGCTGACCTGACGGTATGGGAAGCGGCTCTAGCCCTGACTCCATACGGCCTTGAATACCTGCACCTGCGCTCTCGGGCCGCCATGGGAGCGATCTGCGTATGATCGAGCCCACGGTGAGCCTCATAAACAAGCAGCAGGTCCAGCAAGCCCTGAAGGCCCTAGCCAAGCGGCTTCAGGGCCCCACTCGGGTTCTTGTTGGTGTTCCGAAAGGCGCTGGCACCTATGAGGATGGCCTGACCATCGCGACCGTGGCCGCGGTGAACAACTTTGGATCTGCTGACGGCCTCATCCCTGAACGCCCATTCCTGGCCCCGGCCATCACTAAAGGCGCGCCGCAGTACCAGCGCCTGGCCGAGGTGATGATTCCCAAGATCCTCTCTGGCGAAATGACCATTCGTACTCTGCTCGAGCAAATGGGCAACTTGGCCGAGGGGCACGTCAAGCAGGAAATCACGGATATCCGAACCCCGCCAAACGCTGCGTCAACCATCGCAGCCAAGGGGTCGGACAACCCGCTGATCGATACCGGGGCGCTGCGCCAATCCATCCGCTACGTCATCGACGACACCGGCGAACAACTCGAAGAGGGCTTGTGATGGGGCTGAACATGCGCGGCCACATCAGCGGCCCATTCATTACGCACCCGGGCGTCGTCCTGAACCGCTACACGAGCGAGATCATCGACTTCGAGCCGGTTCTGACCATCAGCTACACCGATACCTTCAGTGCCAACGTGCAGCCGGTGAGCGACAAGGAAATCGAATTCCTCCAGATCGGCGCCGAGCGCATCAACGACGTGCGGGTGATCCACCGCAATGACGGCAAAGGGATCGAGGTCTCCACCCCGGGCAAGCTGGCCGACATCCTGGTCTTCGCCGAGACGCCAGACAAGCCAGCCACCTGGTGGAAGTCCATCGCGACGGATTACCGGCCCTGGCACAACTTCTGCCGCGCCGTGGTAGCCAAGCTGGACCCGGCTGAGATCGCACGACTGGAGGGCATCACCGATGCTTGACGTCAAAGCGCTATCGAAGGCCGTGTGCAATGTCGTTGTAGCGGTGACCGGGCTACCGGCAAGCAAGGTGATCATCGGCGATAACGGGATCGACGCCCCGACCGGCAGCTACTGCGCCGTGCGCCTGCAAAACCCCGAGCAATGGGGCCAGGCGCTCAACTCGCAAACCAACGTCCCAGCCCAGGATGATCCGCAATACGAGGACATCATTGCCAGGGTCGCCACCCAGTTCACGCTGGGATTCAGTATCAACTTCTACCGGACCGGCGCCGTGATGTATGCCGCCGCACTGTGCGAAGCAAACAAGCGCGAGCCGGTGAAGACCATCCTGCGCGCCGCAAAGCTTGGCTGGTCCCGCGTGTCACCAATCAACAACCTGACCGGCTTGTATCAGGCGGCCATGGAAGAGCGCGCGCAACTCACCCTCTATCTGTATGGCGAATCCATTGCCGAGGACCGCATCCAGCGGATCTATCGCACGGGCTTCTCCGTGGAAACCGAACAATCTGGCGCTGTTGCGCAAGGGGAAGTAAATGGCTTATCCGGCTGAAGAAATCATCAACATCAACGTCCTGATCAACTCGGCCGGGCTGGGGACTGCCAACTTCGGCGCGGGCATGGTGTTTGCGGACTTCGATTCGTCGAGCGATGCGACATTCTTGGGTGGCACCTACCGTGACTACGGCACAGCGGCCCAGGTAGCGGCGGACTTCAATATTGCCTCTGATCCATACGCTGCAGCACTGGCATGGTTCTCGGCGGTTCCTAAGCCAAAGACCTTGCGCATCTACCTGCGCATCGAACTGGACACCCCGGTCGAGTCTCTGAATGATGCGATCAGTAAGGGGATCTGGTTCTACTGGTACGAATTCGAGACCTCTATTCGCGCCGTGGACGCCGACGTTCTGGCCTTGGCGGCTGCCGGTGATGCGGAAAGCAAATTCTTTGCCTTTACGACCAACCAGGCAAGCGTCCGAGACCCATCTGTATCGACTGACATCGTTAGCAAGGCATTCGTGCAGGGATCTCGCCGCATGTTCATTGTTAGCCATGCTACCGAGCCCTATGCTGGTTTCGAGCTGGCGGCCGTGTTCAGTCGAGTGAATTTCAATGCGGCCAACTCGACCATCACCGGCGAATTCAAAAAACTCCCGGGCATAGACGCCGAAAGTCTGACTCCGACCGCCTACAGCGCCATGAAGGCGAAGGGCGCGATCTTCTACACGGTTGTGGAGACCGGTGGCGAGAAGGACATGGGGCGAATCATCAACTCCAAAACCACCTCCACCTTCGGTGAGTACATCGACGACGTGTTCAACCTTGACGCCTTCGTCAATTTCGAACGGGTGGCGTTATACAACGCCCTCACCAAGGTTCCGACGAAGCTGCGCCAGACCCCGCCAGGCCAGCAGGTGCTTATCAATGCGGGCTCCCAGGTGGGCGAGGTTTTCATCGATAACGGCTATCTGGGTGAGAGAATTTTCACCGACGACGAAACCGGCGAGGAGAAACTAAGCCGCGGTTACGAAATGCTGACCAAGGCCGAGGAAATCCTCCTGATCTCCGACGCCGAGCGGGCTAATCGTGACTCTGCCCCAATTCGCATGCGCATTTTCCGCGCTGGCGCTATCCATGCTGTCGACCTGACCGCCAACGTAGAATAAGGATCGCCAACCATGTCTTTATCTGATCTTTCTGTAGAAAACACCATCGTGGTCATCACTGGCGTTGGCGTGCTGGACGACTGGGGCCGCACTGATCCTCCGTTCACCGTCGAGCCGATCGATGATCAGGCGAACCTGAGCCGGGGACTGGGTGGAAACGCTGTGCGCTTCCACCGCAAGAACCCTGGCCTGCGCCTGACAGTGAACCTGATGCCCGGCAGCCCGCAGGCCCTGGCGCTGCAGGCGCAGATCACCGCCAAGGCCGAAGTGTCCGGATCGTACGCCTCGATCGCCGGCCTAGAAGGCGGCGTGTTCTCCGAGGGCGTGGTAACCCGCGGCAAGTCCATGGCCCGTGGCGGTCCAGGCATGAATGACGCGACCTTCATCATGGAATTCAACAAAGGCGTGATCGTATGAGTTCGGCAGAGGCCTACATTCGCACCGTCGAATATGATGGCGTGACCTACCGTTTCGCCATGCCCAGCGCAGAAAAGCAGCGCGCGATTCTGTTCCGCTTGGGCAAGTACGGCGTGGAGCCGATGATTCGCGGCCTGGCCCTGGCCGAAGTCGGTGCCAGCTCGTCCGTAGCGGTCGCTGGCGGCATCGTTGGCAGCATGCTGGCCCGGATGCCCGAGGATGACTTCAACTTCATCTGCGACTCGCTGCTGGGCAAGTTATTCAAGGAAAGCTCGTCCACCCCCTTGACCCTGGAAGACTTCTCGGGACGCTTGAAGAGCTACTTCACCATCGTGGTGTTGGCTCTAGGGAGCACGTTCGAGGATTTTTCCGGACTCCTGACCCTCTTCCAGAAATCTACCGCTTCAGCCGAGGCGCCGGATTCGAGTCAGGAGAACGAATCAACCCCGCCGTCGACTGGGAGCTCTGGCGTCCCTGTGTAGGGATTCCAGGGCTGTGCCCGCCGCTCTGCACGTATCGGGACCTCACGGACGGCACCTATTCGCTCGGCTGGGTCAAGCGGGCGAACCTGGTCATGGACGAAATGATCTACGCGCGCCACCTGGCTACCGCAAACATCTCGAAATAGCCCTGCTCATGCGGGGCTTTTTGTTTTTCAAGGAGCCGGCCCGTGAAGGTGCTCGAATCGTTTCTTATCGCCCTGGGCATGAAGGTTGACGAAAAGTCTTTCCAAAAGGCTGACGCAGCTTTCGGCGGCCTCACAAAATCGGCTTTGCAGCTTGGTGCCGTGTTCGCGAGCAAGCTTGCCATCGACAAGGTGGTGGGTGATTTCAAAAGCGCTGGCACTGAGCTGAACAACTTCAACAAGCTGACCGGGCTGAGCACGCAGAATGTGCAGATGCTCGGCCAGGCGCTAAAGGCCCAGGGCGGCAACGCCTCGGACGCCTTCGCGGCAATGAAGAAGATCCAGGACCTGATGGCATCTCCTATCACCGGCGACACGGGGTGGTTTGGCGATGTCGCAAAGCTTGGCTTGAATCCGGACGTGATCATCGGCGCGCAGAGCACCGCCGAGGCCCTGGCCGGTATTGCTGGCGAGTTCGAGCACATGAGCGCCCTCAACCAGCGCCTGGCAGGCCAAGCACTGGGCCTCGACGATTCCACCGTGCGCTTGCTGATGCGCGGGCGTGATGAGGTCGAGAAGCAACTGGACTCGCGCGGCAAGCTTGCCCTGATGACCCAGAAGCAAATCGAGGATGCCGCTCGGCTGACGCACGCCACCAGCGAGCTTGACCAGGTGTTCACTGACATCGGTAACACCATTGCCGGCGAGCTGACACCGGCCTTCGCGGAAATGGCCGAGGACTTCGTGGCCTTCTACCGCGACAACAAGGATCTGATCGATTCGGGCCTGAAGGAGTTCTTTGGCGGCCTGGCTGACAACATCGAGCTGGTGTCTGCCGCGCTGATCCTCATGGGTGGCGCCGGGGCACTGAAAGGCCTTGCCGCACTGCGTGCCGTGGTTGGCTTGGGCGCGGCAAGCGCTGGAGCCGCTGGTGGTGCTGCTGCGGCCGGTGCCGGCGTCTCCATGGCCGGCGTGGCCGGCGTAGGCGCTGCAGCTCTTATCTACTCCAGCAGCCTCAACGTCGGCGAGGACACAGACCTGCTGAACAACCGACTGAAGAAAGGCGGCGGTGAGGCGGTCGCCGCGGTAGTCGACTATTTCATGTCGAAAGGATGGACCCAGGAACAGGCCGAAGGGATTGCAGCCAACCTTGAGCAGGAAAGCGGGTTCAAGGCCAGCGCAGAGGGTGACGGCGGCCAGGCCTATGGTCTCGCCCAGTGGCACCCGGACCGGCAAGCGGAGTTCGCCAAGCAGTACGGAAAGGACATCCGCAACTCCACGGGCGCCGAGCAGCTTGAGTTCATCCAGCACGAACTCACCAAGGGCAACGAGCGCTCCGCCGGCAAGAGCCTGCGCACCGCCACCAGCTCCTACGACGCTGCGGCAATCGTGTCTCGCGAGTATGAGCGCCCAGGGATCGATGACATGGCCCGGGATCGCGAGGCGGCAAGTCGTGGTGATCGCGCCGCTGGCTACACCGATAACCGCGTCTACCACATCAACGGCGCGGACACGGAAAAGGTCAAGCAGGTGCTCAACGAGCAGATGGGCATGATGACCGAGCAGACCATGCAGGATTTCAAGAGCCCTGAACTATGAGCCTGATGAGCATCTTCACCAAGACGCTGCCGAAGATCGGACCGCTGGAGTTCGACGCAAAGCTCGAGGGCATCACCAGCAAGGCAATCAGCCTGACGCAGTACCCGGTCGAGTTCGGCGCCAACACCAACGACCACGCCATTCTCCTGCCGAATCGCTACCTGCTGACAGGTGCGGTCTCCAACAGCCCCCTAGGCCTTGGCCTGGATGACATCGGGATGATGGGCGCCGGCGCGTTGGCAACGGTCGTGGGCGGGGTTGGTGGTGCGGCGATCAGCGCCGTGTCCGCTTATCTGCTATCTGGCGGCGACGATACCAGGGCTTCCACCGCCTGGGCATCGCTAACGTCGATCATGGAGGCCCGCGCCAAGTTCGACCTGGATACCGGCAAGGAGATCATGCGCGACATGATGATCATCCGCCTGGATGAGCGCACACGACCTGAGAACGAGGACGGCCTGGTGTTCATCGCTGAACTTCAGCAGGTTCGAATCGTGCGATCCACGGTTGGGCGCGGGGTTACGTCGGCTGACCAACTCATGCAGAACGACACCGTTTCAACCCAAGGCGCTCCGATGGTCTCCACCGGAGACGCAGCAGTAGAGGTAATGCCATGAGCCGTTACAGCGTGGCCGTCCAAGCACTGCCAGCCCAGACCTTCAATGCACGCCTTGGGAAAAACACCGTGACGATTGAGTTGCAGTGGATGGCAAGGCTCGAGGTGTTCCGCGTGAACATCCTGACCGCCTTGGGCGCGCCCCTCACGATGGGCCGGTTCCTTCTGCCAAACGTCAACCTGCTGGCCGGCCTTTACCCGCCGCCGGCCGTTGCCTACGGGTCGCTGGTCCTGGAGGGCGACCTGGCAACGCC